AGATACGATTGCTTTGTTATCTCCGGCAATAACCATGCCACTTTGAGTCTGTGTTGATAGTTGAAAATCTGCTGCAGCATTAACCTGAGATGATAGGTCGGGAGTTGTGCCAGTTGGATCAGAATATTGAACTGCAATATTATGAATCCTGAGAACTGCTTTTCCGAGAGCATCAACATATGCCCCCAAGTCAATAGTATTCTCAACATATGAGGCACCTGTTAGTTCGATTGATTTGCGTATGAAGAAAGAGTCTGTCTTTGCCATGTAGTAGTAGTAGTAGAGTTAGTTAATAGTAGTAGTAGTAGTAGTAGTATAGTAAACGATAGGAATACCGCCATAACTTGCAATAAGGTTATGTCGCTATCATGTTCAGGATTAACTATGAGATTGAGATGCAAGCACTGCCATTTAGAAAAAGAATTTGAAAATTTTGAAGAAATAATGAAGGAAAATAAGATACAATGTTGGGTCACTGTGAAAGGTGTTCCTCATCATTATAATCAGGTCGTGATGAAATGAGTAAAATGAAGATTACAACCGTTAGAATTAGTGATGTTCAACATCAATGGATAACAAGAAATCACCCTCAACAATTATCACATTTAGTTCGCGAACATTTAGACGATTTAATGCAACAAAAAACCCCAGTTAATTTTCATAATGCTTGGAGAGAATCTGCTCAGAAATGTTATCCATTTTTATCAGATGGATATTGTGCTATTTGTTGGAAAGGTGGCATACCTCCTAGAGATACTTGGCAAAGATATCTCCAAGAAAATAGTCAAGTATCTTCTAGATTCAAAATTACTTGGGAGGAATGGATAATGAACAATCATCACAACCGTCAATCTCTACTTGATGAATGGAATAAAGATTCAAATTTTAATTTGGATCAGAATGCAATTGAGCATCAGGAGAAAACACAGGGGATTCTCAAGAAGATACTTAATTTCTTTTTCAGAAAGTAGGGGGTATTTTACCTGAATCCGGTAAATTGAAACATTAACCAAAAAGAAGCTCAAAATGCGATGTTTAATTTTAGCCTAAAATCGAACTTCGTCGCCCAGGGTTGTTCTGATCCAAATTTTTCTTCAAAGTCGAATACCGGTAATTCCTTAATTCTCTACATCTTGTGCTTTGCCCTTGATAATTGCAAGAATTGCTTGAGCAGGTGTTAATTTAATTTCTTCTAATTCAACATAATAGTTGTATAATCTTTCAGGGGAAGTTGTTGAATCTGATGTTGAATAAGCATTGATGAATAATGCATTATTTACAATATGGTCTGGGTCAAGTAATGCCCTATTGTCTCCTAATCCTGTGGGCGTTGTGATGAAATCTCCTATGGCAGATTGTCTACGATTATATCCACGTTGAACCCATGCGATTGCACGGTTATCATCACAACCTGAGATGTCCTCAAATCCGATGTTACCGGTGTTGTCAGTATACAGTGTTGCAGCAACCATAAACTGACCGTCACCGGTGCCAGTTTCGCCTCTCAAAGTTGCCGGCCACCAATAGAAATTATTGACTTTCCAACCTCTTGTTAAATTGTTGGCTTCGTAACTGAATATTTGCCCATTTAGAAACCTTGCATTATCAGCAATTGTGAACTGCCCTCTGAGTGTCATTACCTTACCCATATTATCGCCTCGCTTTCTTTCTTGCTGCAGCAGCACAACGCTTGAAACCGTCTTTTTTCCACGATCCATTTTTCTTTTTGAATTTAGGTGCTAATTGCTTGAATTCTTTGGAGTATTTCTTATGATATGCTGAGACTTTTTTCTTTGCTTTTCTTGTTCGGCCTTGAGCCACTCTGACTGGTTCTCTAACCTGACTATTCAACAAATCTTCAAGGCCTTGACTTTGACCTCTATTCTGATTATCTTCTTCTTGTAAATCTCTAATAATTCTGAGAATTTTCAAGTAGGCAGATAGTGCTTGAGCAGACATTGTATCAAGTCCTACTGTTGACTCAATGCAAGCGCTAATGCTGCCTCTTTAGTTAATGATTCAGAAGTGCATTCCATGACTAAACTAACTACTACATTTTCTGCCCAACCTGCTGCAGTTCTCTGTCCACCAAGATACATGGATTCAACACCTATTAGGTAGCCTTGAGTCCATTCCTGTGGTGCTATGTCCAAATCTTGGTATACTTGCGTAGGAACGCCTGTTCCGGTAGCATCTGCATTGTATGCGACTATTCTACCACTAGATACGATTGCTTTGTTATCTCCGGCAATAACCATGCCACTTTGAGTCTGTGTTGATAGTTGAAAATCTGCTGCAGCATTAACCTGAGATGATAGGTCGGGAGTTGTGCCAGTTGGATCAGA